AGACAGAGGGGGTAACGAATCGTTGCTCCCTTGATTTATGAAAGGTGGTGGCACGAATGCTAATATCACTTAAGAAAATGAAAGAGTATCTGAAAGTGGACTTTGATGATGACGATGCTGTTATCCGAAATTTGGAAGGAGCAGCAGAAAAAATGGTTATGGACATTGTGAGAGTTGATAGTCTGGAGTCTTACAAAACTGACCATTATACAAAGACCGCAGTCATGTATGCCACAGCCTATCTGTATGAGCATCGTGAGGATGCAGACCACCACACTTTAACACTTACTCTTCGTTCCCTCTTATTTGGGAACAGACGGGAGGTGTTTTAGGTGGATATTGCACTGATGAATGTGAAGATACTGTTTCAAAAGAATGCGGTTCAGACAGATAAAATCGGAAATCACATAAATACCTGGGAGGATTATTATTCCTGCCACGCCACAGTAAGTGGTGAGGGTGGAACAGAAAAGACTGTAGCAGGACTTGTGGTTGATGACTCTGACATCAGTTTTTCTGTGAGATATTGTCGATTGGTGTCAAAGATTGAAAGTACGGGATATCGCATTATTTTTAATGAAACTATCTATAATATTCTCTCCGTTGACCACATGAACTATAAGAGAAAATCCGTGAAGTTTAAGTGCCAGAGAGTAAGGAGGTAGTGATGGGAAATACAATCAAAATCGACCAGCTTGCTGCGGAAATCATGAAGGGACTGACTGAATACGCAGATATGGCCACGGATGATATGAAAGCAGCTGTGAAAAAAGCAGGTACTTCCGTGAAGAAAGATATTCAGAGTGCCGCTCCAAAGGATACTGGAAAATATGCAAAGAGCTGGACAACCAAAACCACAAAAGAGACATCAAATTCTCTTGAGGTTACGGTGTATTCTCCAAGCAAATATCAGTTAGCACATTTATTGGAGTTTGGTCACGCCAAACGTGGCGGTGGAAGAACCAAGGCACAGCCACACATTGCACCTGCCGAGGAGCGTGGCGTGGAAACATTGGAGCGAGAAATCGAGAAAGCATTGAGGTAGGCTATGGATGAATTGATACAAATCATTGAAGAAATGGGCATCCCTTTTGCTTATGATCATTTCGCAGAAGGGGAAAGTCCAGACCCTCCGTTTATCTGTTATCTTATTCCCGGTACTGATAACTTTGCAGCAGACGGAAGAGTGTATTATAAGACAAACGAAGTAAGAATTGAACTTTATACAGATAGGAAAGACTTATCTGTGGAAGAAAAAGTAACTGCCGTGCTTGATAGCCACGGTATTTTTTATACACAGTCGGAAACATGGATTGAATCAGAAAAGCTGTATGAAGTCCTGTTTTCATTTGAAATAGCTTGAGAAAGGAAGGTTTGTTATGGGAAATAACAAGAAAAATAAGGTCAAGTACAACCTAAAGAATGTACATTATGCTTTGCTTTCCATTGCAGAAGACGACACGGTTTCATACGGAACTCCGGTACCTATTCCAGGTGCTGTATCCATCGGACTTGATGCAAATGGCGAGCCAAGTAACTTTTATGCAGATGGATATGCTTATTACACCATTTCCAACAATATGGGTTATGAAGGTGATCTTGAGATTGCAATGGTTCCAGAGTCATTCCGTGTGGATGTCTTAAAGGAAGAATTGGATTCCAATAAAGTGCTTGTGGAAAATGCAAATGTAGAAACTGCTAATTTTGCACTGATGTTTGAGTTTGATGGCGATATTAAGAAGATTCGTCATGTCATGTATAAGTGTGCTGCATCTCGTCCAAGCATTGAGTCTCAGACAAATGAAGATGAAATCGAGGTACAGACAGAAACACTTTCACTGAAAGCAACTCCACTTGCAAACGGATATGTAAAGGCTAAGACTGGAGATGACACAACGGATGCTACATATCAGAACTGGTATAAGGCCGTGTATATGCCACAGGCGACAGCAGAAAAAGCAGCATCACAGGCAAGCACATCGAAGTAAGGAGGGCATGATAAATGGGAATGACAAGAAAAATCGAGATTGACGGCAAAGAGGTTCTTTTCAGGGCCTCTGCCGCCATTCCGAGAATTTATAGAATTAAGTTTCACAGAGATATTTATAAGGATTTGTCAGCACTGGAAAAGGCAATTGATAAGAACTCAGAGGAAGGTTCAACACTTGATACTTTTTCTCTTGAAATGTTTGAGAACATTGCCTATATCATGGCCAAACACGCAGACAGCACAATTCCTGATACCCCGGAGGAGTGGTTGGATGAATTTAATACATTCTCCATTTACCAGGTACTTCCGAAACTCATCGAGTTATGGGGACTAAATGTTCAGACAGATGTAACTGCTAAAAAAAACCTCGCCGGGTTGACAGACCGATGACAACACCATTATTTCTGCTTAGATGCGTACAGCTTGGTATCTCCATCCGTGACCTTGATTTACTCACGATAGGAATGGTCAATGATATGTATGCAGAAAGCAGCAATGATGATTGGAATTATAATACAGTTGCGACTCAGGAGGATTATGACCGTTTTTGATAGTAGAAAAATTCACATTTTCATAGTATAATAATCTTCATGGAACTTTGGTTAGTTCCGTGAAAAAAATCATTTTTTTGATTGATTTACAGGTGTGTTTTATTGATATAAGGTTATTATAATTGTGACACCATCGGTGACACAATTTGGAAAGAGGCTTGAATATGGGAAATCTGATAAATACTGACAACGAATATAAGAATTGGATAACAGAAATATCCAATGACTTTAAAAAAAGTCAGATTCGAGCAGCAGTAAAGATAAACGAAGAAATGCTGCATTTTTATTGGAAGCTTGGTAAAGGAATTTCTTCTATGAGTGACCAATATGGATATGGATCAGGATTTTACAAAACTGTAAGTGATGATTTAAAAACAATCTTGCCGGATGTAAAATCTTTTTCTCCAACAAACTTAAGATATATGAGATATTTTTATGAGTTGTATCCAGAAGCAGAAAATTATCCCCAGGTTGAGGATGAATTGAATGGTCAGAAGAATTATCCCCAAGTTGGGGATGATTTGAAACTCATCTTTAGAATTCCGTGGGGACATAATAAATTAATCCTTGATAAGTGTAAGGGCAATACAGAAAAGGCTTTGTTTTATGTAAAAAAGACAATTGAAAACAATTGGTCGAGAGATGTATTGCTGAATTTCTTAGGAACGGATTTATTTGAAAGACAAGGTAAGGCAATCACAAACTTTACTGCTACACTTCCATCGGATCAAAGTGATTTAGCACAGGCCATAACAAAAGATCCATATAATTTTGATTTCTTGACATTGCGTGAAAGATATGATGAGAAAGAACTAAAGGATGCACTTATAAATAAAGTGAACAACTTCCTTATGGAGCTAGGCACAGGTTTTGCATATATGGGACGAGAAGTTCGCATAGAGGTTGGTGAAGTTGAAAAATTTATAGACATGTTATTTTACAATACACAAAGGCATTGCTATGTGGTTGTTGAAATAAAAACTGGTAAATTTGATTCTTCATACGCAGGTCAGCTAGGCACATATGTAGTTGCAGTAAATCATCAGTTAAAAACAGAAGCAGATAATCCTACGTTGGGATTATTGGTTTGTAAGGATATGGATAAGGTTGAAGCACAGTATGCATTGGAATCAACCAGTCAACCACTGGGAATTTCGAGTTATGAATTATCAAAACTTGTTCCAGAGGAATTTAAGGGAAGTATGCCAACGATAGAAGAAATCGAGGCAGAATTGAAATAAACTCAATCGGCACTTCCGGTTATCGATAATAACTAAATAGCAAATGCAAGGCATCAATCAGCAATGGTTGGTGCTTTTTTCGTGGGATAAAATTTATTCCCAACTTTTTTAATTTATTCCCAACATTGCCTGGAGAAATCCGGGCTTTTTTAATGCTTATTTTTACGAGAGGAGGTATTTGCCGTGGCAAATCGAATAAAGGGTATTACTGTCGAGATTGGCGGCGATACCACCAAACTTCAGACTGCCTTAAAGGGTGTCAACGGACAGATTAAAAGTACACAGCAGCAGTTAAAGGATGTAGACAAGCTGTTAAAACTAGATCCGGGCAATACAGAACTGCTTGCTCAAAAACATAAATTGCTTGCAGAGGCTGTGGGTGAAACCAAAGAAAAACTGGCAACACTGAAAACAGCAGCTGAGCAAGCAAATACAGCACTTGCCAATGGAGAGATTTCCCAGGAACAGTATGATGCACTGCAAAGGGAGATTATTGAAACAGAGCAGGATCTAAAGAAATTAGAAACGCAGGCAAATCAATCTGCAACAGCGATGCAGAAAATTGCATCTGCTGGAGAAAAGCTAAAAACAACTGGAGATAATATCTCAAATGTCGGACAGAAGTTACTTCCGGCAACGGCAGCGGTAACAGCACTTGGTGGTGCGTCATTAAAGACAGCGGCCGATTTTGAAAGTTCCATGTCCCAGGTACAGGCTACAATGGGTATCACCAAGGATTCCATGTCTACGGTTAACGGCCAATCGGTCAATACGATGGAGACACTTGGAAATCTTGCAAAGAAGATGGGCAGTGAAACTGCTTTCTCTGCTACAGAGTGTTCCCAGGCTCTTAATTATCTTGCACTTGCCGGATATAACACGGAGCAGATGTGCAATACACTTCCTACGGTATTAAACCTTGCAGCGGCTGGTGGTATTGATCTTGCTTCTGCATCGGATATGGTAACAGATGCCATGTCTGCCCTTGGAATGGGTGTAGACGAAGCAGGAACGATGGTTGACCAGATGGCAAAGACTGCATCAACAACCAATACTTCTGTTGCACAGCTTGGAGAGGGTATTCTTACCATTGGTGCGACAGCTAAGTCCGTCAAAGGCGGAACTGCAGAATTGAATACTGCTCTTGGTATTCTTGCCAACAATGGTATCAAAGGTGCAGAGGGTGGTACTCATCTTCGAAATATTATTCTTTCCTTGCAGAACCCTACGGATAAAGCGGCTGATGCAATGGAGTCCCTTGGGGTACAGGTTTATGACTCACAGGGAAATATGCGTTCTATGAATGATATCCTTGGAGATTTGAATACATCAATGGATGGTATGACTTCTGCGGAGAAGGATAATCTCATCAGCAAGATTTTTAATAAGACAGACCTTGCAGCTGCAAATGCTCTGCTTGCAAATACAGGTAAGTCCTGGGATGATTTGCAGAGTTCCATAACAAACAGTGGTGGAGCGGCACAGCAGATGGCAGACACACAGCTTGATAACCTGCAGGGACAGTTAACCATATTAAAGTCAGCTCTTGAAGGGCTGGCTATTTCTTTTGGTGAACTTTTAATGCCGGCATTAAAATCAATTGTTGGTTGGGTTCAGAAGTTTGTGGACTGGCTGAATTCTATGGACGAGGGGACAAAGAAGGTCATTGTAACGATTGCACTGATTGTCGGAGCACTTGGACCTGTACTTATTATCATAGGAAAAGTTATTTCTGCAGTTGGAACAATTATGACACTTGCACCTGCTGTTTCAGGAGCAATCACAGCAGTTAAGACAGCTTTTGCGGCACTGAATGCAACGATGCTTGCAAATCCGATTGTTTTAATTATTGCAGCGATTACTGCACTGGTGGCGGCATTTATTTATCTGTGGAATACGAATGAGGACTTTAGACAATTTTGGATTGACCTTTGGGAAAATGTAAAGCAGGTGGCAATTACTGTTTGGAATGCTATAAAGGCGTTCTTCCAGGCAGTGTGGGATGCGATTAAACTGATATTCCAGACGGTGTTTGAGGTTATTAAGACCCTGGTAGTGACGTACTTTAATGTGTATAAAACCATCATTGAAACAGTCATCAATCTGATTAAGACAATCATTGAGACGGTATGGAATGCCATCAAGTTAGTGTTCCAGACAGTTTTTGAAGTTATCAAGACGATTGTGACTACCTACTTTAATATCTACAAGACCATTATCCAGACGGTTCTTACGATTATTCAGACTGTGGTTACAACGGTGTGGAATACGATAAAGACAGTAATTACTACAGTAATGACAGCAATACAGACGATATTTACAACTGTTTGGAATGCCATCAAGACAATCATCCAAGCGGTGGTTAGTGGAATTAAGGCTCTGATTACGGGAGATTTTACTGCTGTTAAGAATTCCATTACCACGATAATGAATACCATCAAATCCACGATATCAACTATCTGGAATACTATAAAATCAACTGTTTCAACTTTGCTTAATGCTATAAAGGGAGCAGTAACATCGGTATTCAACGGAATTGTAAATGCCGTAAAGGGTGCGATGACAAATGTATTAAATGCAGTCAAAAATGGATTTTCTAATGTGAAGAGTCATATAACGGGACTTGCTTCACAGGCATTTACCTGGGGTAAGGATTTAGTTATGGGAATTGTCAATGGTATCAAATCTTGCATTGGAGCAGTCGGTGATGCCGTAAAGGGTGTAGCAGACAAGATTAAATCTTTCCTGCACTTTTCGGTTCCGGATGAAGGCCCTCTTACAGAATACGAATCCTGGATGCCTGACTTTATGAGTGGTCTTGCAAAAGGAATTGAACAGAATAAAGATATGGTGGCAAAGGCGGTCAAAGGTGTTGCATCGGATATGGTACTGAATCCGCAGGCAGAGAAAAGCCAGCAATTACTAACAAACGGAACCAGCAATGGCAGTTCTGAGGACGGCTCAAATCTGATCAGTGCGATTCGAGATATGATGCGTGGCATGAATGAACCTGGTGGAGATATCGTAATACCTGTTTATCTTGGTGGCACACAACTTGATGAAGTTATTGTAACAGCACAGCAAAGAGCAAATCTAAGAAGTGGAGGCAGATAGGATGGCACATATTCAATATTTGAAATTTGATGACTTAAATCTGCCTCTGCCTAATTCCTATGATGTGGATCTGTCTTCGGTAGAGGCAGACTCATCGGGAGAAACAGAGGCAGGAACAACACAAAGAGATGTGATAAGGGCAGGAGTGGTTTCCATTTCTGTCTCTTTTTCTGTTTCTCCGAAGTGGCTAAAAATCTTAACAGCCTACAGCAAGAAACCAAAGATTGCTGTGGAGTATTTTGATACAGAAGATTTGGAATTAAAGAAAACAGAAATGTATATTGACGGCTATAAGGCAAAACTTGAAAAGGATACAAGCTATAAGGGACTTTGGTCAGTATCTTTTACTTTGAATGAATTTTAGAGGAGGCAGAGATGTATCCAGTTTCAAAAGAATACAAAAAAGCGATAAGTGAATCGTCTCGTTCATTCTTTTGGACGGGAAAAATCACAACCAAGCAAGGAAAAGAATATTTATTTGACAATAAAGATATCGTGAAGGGCTCTGGGTATATCAGCAGACAGTGTTCAGGTTCTTCTGAGATAGAACTAGGTTCGGTATATGCTGCAGAACTGGGCATATCCTTGTTTTCAAATGTTGACAGATACAGCTTAGAGGATGCCAAGATTACGTTGTCCTTCCACTTAGAAGTAGAGGATAATACCTATGAGGAAGTGCCGATGGGTGTGTTCTATGTGGCAGAGGCAAACAGAAAGATTAAGACACTAGAACTTAAGGCCTATGATGCAATGCTCAATCTTGAAAAGAATTTCAATAAAGGTTTATCAAGCGCATTTCCTTATGACTTCCTATCACTGCTTTCCAAAGCCTGCCATGTGGAACTCGCACAGACAAAAGCAGAGATTGAAGCACTCACTAATGGTGCAGAGCTTCTTGGTATTTATCAAGAGAATGATATCGAAACATGGAGGGATTTTTTATATTATCTTGCCCAGGCACTTGGCTGTTTTTCTTTTATTGACAGAGAGGGAAAGCTGCGACTCATTCCTTATGGGGCCAACGAAAACAAAGTAGTAGATAGCAGACACAGATATACAAGTAGCTTTTCTGATTTTGTTACAAGATATACGGCAGTCAGTTCCACAAATAAAAAGACGGAAATAGCAGAGTATTATTCGGTAAAGCCAGACGATGGACTGACAATGAACCTTGGTGTTAATCCTCTTTTACAGTTTGGATTAGAGGAAAAGAGAAAGCAAATCATTAATAACATTCTGACGGCTATTACGGTTGTAAATTATGTGCCATTTGAATCAGATACGATTGGTGATCCTGCACTTGACCTTGGAGATGTTATTAAGTTCACTGGCGGTCATGCAGACGAATCCAAGAGGTCTGCAATCACATCCATCAATACGAAGATCAACGGAAAGCAGACCATCAAGTGTGTGGGTAAAAATCCAAGGCTTGCCAATGCTAAGAGCAAGAATGATAAAAATATCGCAGGTCTTGAGAGTTCCATCAATGAGAATAAGTTAAGCATCTATACTTATGTAAATGCTTTGAAAATAGACCTTGCAGCAGAAAAGACATCCATCATCAATATTGAATTTGCATCTGGAGATGAGACAAATGCAGAATTTCATGGAGAAGTCATTCTTGATGTGAAATCAAAGTCAGTGGCAAGAAATATAAAAGCAGAAACTACCCTTGAAATTGGTGATGAGAGCAAAGTTATCTCATTGCCGGTCAATTGGAATGAGGATGGAAAGACAGTTCTTACAGCTTATTATGTGCTTGACGGAAAAGAGGTGGAGCAGTTTCATCCGACAGAAACGTGGCTCTCGGGAAAGCATCTGCTGAATTTGTATTATCCTATCATCGAGATGGAGACTAATGAACTCCATACATTTGAGGTTTTGATAGAACTTTCAAATGGTACGGCAGCCATTGAACCACAAAATGCTATGGCCACTATTTCAGGACAGGGGCTTGGTGCGCAGGAGAGATGGGATGGTCGAATTACTGTAGATGAGGAAATCAAGCTGATTGAACTTTCTGGTCTTCGTACAAATATTCTTCACGATCATGTTACGGCTGCACTTATAACACCAAAGAAAGAAGGCATCACGCAGAACATGGAATCCATCACAATGAGAGGTCTTATGATTCCAGAACTTTATGATAATATTTCGTTCTTCGTTCCGATTGTACGAGATGTGATTGAAACAGCGGACAAAGACAAAATGGTGTATGCGAGAGCCTATGTGGAGGATGATTCGCAGTTTAAGCTGCGAAAGAACTATAGTCTCTCTGGTGGAGATATCGTGATGGTGGATAGAGGCAGAGCAATTTCACTGACTATTCAGACAGAACCATTCCAGGAACTCACAGAAGTAGAAATCCTGCCATTTGTGACAGCGCCATTTGTAAATAAGCATAAGCTAAAAGCCAAGACTATCGCAAACACCAAATACAGTAAGTTGGTGGAAGAAAAGATAATACTGGAATCTTCCTTCACTGATAGGATTGCTGGTGCAGTGGAAGAGATGGATAAAGGTTTAATGGCATCTTTTGAACTTGGGTTGGATGCGTTTGAAAAAATAGAAGAATTGGAGGTGCGAAATGGCTGATTATGTAATGATTGGGGACATCTTTGAATCTGTAGATAATATGCAGATTATAAGAAATAACAGCCAAAACGATGATGGCACGGATACCGTTGTCGGAGTCGATTGGTTCAAGTTTAGAGAAACAACAGCAAATACATTCTTTGTCAGTGGAAACACATGGATTGGAATGGGACAGAATGCGGAACAATTGAGAATCAGCAGAAGGGATGCAGATGTTTTTACATTAAGGAGAGAAGAAGGAACGCTGCTTTCAAACTACAAGTTCTTCCGAATTCGATGGGAAGGCTATAATGTCCACGGCAGTTTTAATGACAGTACCAGATTGGTCTGGGATGCAGTCTTTTTTGATACAGGAGATATTGTCTTAAATATCGTTGAAGCACCAAGCAATCCATCAAACCTTGGCGAGTGTGTGCTTTATACAAAATCCAAGAATATCTCATTCTCGATAGCAAAGGGAAAAGTAGTCACATTCTTACATAAAGATGATGTAGGAAACGATTATGAACTTTCGGATCTAACGCCTTCATTCCTAGATCCATATAACAGAAGATATCTGTTTAAAGATGATGAAGGGATTTATTACACAATAGTGGAAGAAGAACTTACACCAATTGAAGAGACAGAACTTACTGCAGAGGTGTTTGAAACCTATGGAATCCCAGATTTGCCGGATGGGAATATGCTGATAGGACTTAAAAATCCTACGATTCTTTATTGGCATGATTCAATGAACCGATTCCCAGATATGAATTTAAAGTACAAGGCAGTGCCAAAACCACAAGTGCTTTATTCAGAAAATATAAATATGTCAGATTATAGTATTCTTGGCATTGAGAAGGTCACTTGTGACTGTGATGAGAAATGCCTGTTTGCTGTGTCATTTGATGATGGAGAGAACTGGTTTGGCTATGTAAATAATAATTGGGTTAAATTTACAGAAGAAACATCTGGAATGTCCAAGGCAGCACTTGAGGGAATCAGTTCTGATGCCTGGGCAGAGAAAGCAACTACTGGAATGTTGAAATACAGATTTGTGCTTAGTGGTGCAGATGGCTACATCAACAATGTAATCACAGATTATTTGAATACGGAGGAATAGCGATGTTAAAAGGAAAAACAGTAATTGAATTAACGGATGTGCATACAGGCGAAAAGGAAGTTTACGAAGATAATAATATGGTAACAGAGGCACTCACAGATATCTTTAATACAAATATCCTCGGTATACTTTATGACAATACCTCATTTGATGGTCAGAATGGAGAAAAATGGATGATGCCCATTATTGATAAGCTAACAGGCGGCATTCTTTTATATCAAGATCCATTGGAAGAGCGAGTAGACAATATCTATGCTCCATTTTCAAATCCGCTGATTGGCTACGCATCAAGTGATGCCAATAATACTACTGATGTTAGAAGAGGCAGCAGAAATCTTACGGAGAGCAAATATGTGGATGGTGGCTTTAAGTATGTGTGGGACTTTGCAACTTCACAGGCAAATGGAACAATATCAGCCATTGCTCTAACAAATAGGATTGCAGGAATCGGACAGGAGAATGGAAATAATTATCTGATACGATTGGGAACATATTCTTCTCAGAATTCATCTTATGACGATGAAAGTTACAGACAAAACAAGAGAACCTTCATCAAAGAGGGATATCGTTTAGAACTAATTACAAGGAATAATTCGAAAACTGCTATTTTAAAGAAGATCCCGGAAGAGTATCTTCATGCAGGTCTTGTTGAGAATTTAATTTCACAGAAGGCTTTTACGGCATCAGAAACTGTGGAGATTGATTTGGGACATTATCCCTATTGGATTCATAGAACGGGGTCTCCGTCAAAAGGAGAGTATGATTGCCCTTCCGAAGATAATGCCAATGTAAGGTCACATTTCTTTCATGGAGCAGATGGATGTTGGTATGCAATTGCAAGAAAGACAAATCAGAAGTATTCACATATTTCCTATAATGCGGAACAGTTTAATCATGTCGGCTACGAGTTCTATATGGACAAGATTGAGGATGGAAAGTGTACCACGCAGAAGATTGCTGTACCAAGTGGGGTAAGTGATTTTTACAGTATTGGTATGAGTGGAAAATGGCTGATATGTGTATCAAGTGATAATAGTAAGCTGTATCGATTGGATACTACTAATGTGGCAAACTTAGAGAGAATTTCTGATTGGACTTATAACAGCAGCAACGAGTATACCTATATCGTTGATGATGATATTGTTATCAACGGGTGGTATTTTGAGGATGGAAAACCAATGCAGAAAATCAATGGTATCGGTCATCAAAGCTATTGTGCATGGGGAATCAGTCAGATGGCAAGATATAAGACCTATATGCTCAGAGAGTGGGTGTATCGATATAGCGAGTATAGGAATTACAAGGAACTTTTCTTATATACACCGTATCTTGCCACCATCAATAATCTTGGAACTCCCGTAATTAAGACAGCGGATAAGACGATGAAAATCACATACACATTAACAGAAACAAAGGAATAACTTAGGAAACAGGCAGATTCCCATTTCGGGCATCTGCTTTTTTCATACAAATTTTTAGAAATGGAGGAACTCATTATGAAGGAATTTTGGAACATGATTCAGTTGGTTTTTACAGCCATCGGAGGTTGGCTCGGATGGTTCTTGGGAGGATGTGATGGTTTGCTTTTTGCACTTATCGCCTTTGTGGTAATCGACTATATCACAGGTGTGATGTGTGCAGTGAGTGACCACACCTTATCCAGTGAGGTTGGATTTCGAGGAATCTGCCGTAAGGTACTTATTTTCTTGCTTGTAGGAATTGCCAACATCTTAGATGTTCAGGTGATTGGTACAGGCAGTGTACTTAGAACGGCAGTCATTTTCTTTTATATCTCTAATGAAGGTGTGAGTCTGCTTGAGAACGCAGGACATTTGGGACTTCCAATCCCACAGAAACTAAAGGATATCCTTGCACAGCTACATGACCGTGCGGATGGAACAGATGACGAGAAGGAGGATTAACATGAATTTAGTACAGCATTTTTTAACAAACAATCCTTGTTATAAAGCAGGGAGAAAGATTACAGTCAAAGGACTTATGTTACACTCAGTTGGATGCCCACAGCCAAGGGCATCTGCATTTATAAACAGCTGGAATCAGGCATCTTATGACCGTGCCTGTGTGCATGGTTTTATTGATGCTTTAGACGGAACGGCTTATCAGACACTTCCGTGGAACCACAGGGGTTGGCATGGTGGAGGCTCATCAAATGATACTCATATCGGTGTGGAAATGTGTGAACCTGCTTGTATCAAGTATACGACAGGCTCTTCTTTTACCTGTTCTGATATGGCAGAGGCAAAAGCGTGTGCTGCAAGAACTTATAATACAGCAGTAGAGTTATTTGCTATGCTATGTGAGAAGTTTGGACTTAATCCGTTAGCAGATGGTGTGATTGTATCCCATAGAGAAGGTCATGCGAGAGGCATCGCATCAAACCATGGTGACCCGGAGCATCTTTGGAGCGGTCTGGGTATGAGTTACACAATGGATGGATTTCGCAAGGATGTCAAAGCTAAGATGGGTGGATCATCTGCTCCAAGTAATGGAACACAAGCTACAGTGTTTGCAGGACTTTCCGAAAAGGATGCCGTGTCGAAAATCGGAGAATTATGTCGAAAGGATATGAAATCAGGTGGTGTACTTGCATCTGTCTCTGCAGCACAGTTTATTCTTGAGAGCGGATATGGAAAAAGTGAACTTGCACAGAATGCCAATAACTGCTTTGGCATGAAGAAATCCTTATCCGGCAATACTTGGAGTGGCTCTGCATGGGATGGCAAGAGTATTTATACGAAGAAAACACAGGAGCAGAACAAGGATGGTTCTTATGTAACTATTACAGCGGATTTCAGAAAGTATCCATCTGTGGAGAAATCTGTCGCAGACCATTCAGCATATCTGCTTGGAGCTAAGAATGGAGATAAGCTTCGTTATGTAGGTCTAAAGGGATGCACTGACTATAAGAAAGCAGCACAACTTATCAAGGATGGTGGATATGCTACAAGCCTTACTTATGTAGAGAAACTCTGCTCCATCATTGAAAAGTGGAATCTGACACAGTTTGATGGAAAGGCAGCAGATGCGCCTGTAAAGAATCCGGATACCGTGACAACATTTCCTACTGTTCCATTTCTGGTAAAGGTCATCATTGATGATTTGAATTACAGAAGTGAGCCTTCTATGAATGGCAAGGTAAATGGTCAGACTGGCAAGGGAACCTTTACAATCGTTGAAGTAAGAGATGGCTGGGGAAGACTTAAGAGTGGTGCAGGATGGATTTGGCTTTGCAATCCTTCCTACTGCATAGTAGGCGGCAAAGTTACATCTGCACAAACACCATCCAAGTCGATTGAGGAACTTGCCAGAGAAGTTATCCAGGGAAAATGGAGTAATGGAGAAGAAAGAAAGCAGAAGTTGAAAGCTGCAGGATATGATTATTCTGCTGTGCAGAAGAGGGTCAACGAACTCTTGAAATAAATATTGTGTGTTTGATAATGCCCGTTGGAGAATTAAATCTCTGACGGGCATTATTTTTTTGCCCTTTTAGGGGTTCGATATGTTCTCTCATTTCGCTTATGGGTAGAGGGAATGACTGTAAGTTCTCTCGGAAATGGAGAACGACTATCTATGGAAGAAAATAAAGTAACACAAATAGATGAAGGCAGATCATTTATTACAAAGCCATCTGCATTAACAAACGATGATATACAGCATGAATATGACTATTACCAGGCACAAAAGATACTCGAAGATATGCGAAATCATAGCCTTATTTCTGATGACGAATTCAACAAAATCACAGCCTTAAACCGCGAAAAATTCTGTCCTTATTTAGCCAAGATTATGCCGAATATAACTTGATAAATATCGAATAGTACGGGTTAATGTTACTACCACGGAAGGAAGGTGAGTTGATGAAAAGAATAACAAAAATAGGAACAACAGCAACTGTTGAAACGAAAAAGACAAGAGTTGCCGCCTACTGCAGAGTATCCACATCCAGTGATGAACAGCTGATAAGCCTTGATGCACAGAAGCTGCATTACGAGGATTATATCCAATCAAATGATGATTGGGAATATGCAGGGCTATATTATGATGAAGGAATCACGGGTACCAAGGCAGAAGTCAGAGACGGACTGCAGGCACTTCTTAGAGACTGCGAGGATGGAAAGATAGACCTTATTATTACAAAGTCTATCAGCCGATTTTCGAGAAATACCACAGACTGCCTGGAAATGGTCAGAAGACTTGTAGAACTTGGAGTTTTCATTTTCTTTGAAAAAGAAAATATAAATACAGGCTCAATGGAAAGTGAATTGATGCTTTCTATTCTCAGCAGTCTTGCCGAAAGTGAATCCGTATCGATTTCAGAAAATTCAAAGTGGAGCATCCGAAGACGATACCAGAATGGAACATTTATTATTTCCTATCCGCCTTATGGATACGCAAATATAGACGGTGAGATGAGGATTGTTCCAGAAGAAGCAGAAGTGGTAAAACGAATATTTGCTGAATGTCTGGCAGGGACAGGAACGTACACAATAGCCAAGAGGCTGAATGCGGATCATATTCCAACCTAAAAGAATGGCAAGTGGCATGGCGGAACAGTTAACGGAATCCTGACAAACGAAAAGTATACGGGCGATGTTTTATTTCAAAAGACCTATACAGATGACAGTTTCAACCGACATACGAATTATGGTGAGGTTGACCAGTTCTTTTGCGAAAATCATCATGAAGCCATTATCAGCCACGAGGATTTTGAAAGAGTTCAGGGTGTGCTTGCTCAAAGAGCAGCAGAAAAAGGGAATGGAACTAACACATCAAGGTATCAAAATAGATATACCTTATCGGGGAAAATTAGGTGCGGAGAATGTGGAACTACATTTAAGAGACGGAGCCATTATAAGCCAAGTGGAAACTACATTGCCTGGACATGTGGAAAGCACATAGAAAATAGACATGCATGTTCCATGCTCTATGTGGAAGAAACTGCAATCCATGATGTATTTGTAACTATGATCAATAAGCTGGTATTTGGGCATCAAAAGATTTTGAAACCATTGCTTGGATCCTTAAAGAATACAGACGATAAGGATAAGCTGAATAAGATCAGACGGATTGATCAGGAGATTGAGAATACAGCCATGCAAAAGCAGACATTAGTATGCTTGGCAGCACAGGGTATTCTGGAGCCTGCCATTTATAATGAAGAATGCTCGGCACTTGCCATAGAAGAAGAAAGACTTCTTGCGGAAAAGAAAAGTTTGATTTCGGATATTGGCGGAGATCGAACCAAGCTGCAGGAGTTGGAAAAATTGATGCAGTTTACAGCAAAAGGGCATATGATTGAACATTTTGAAGATGAGATGTTCAGTGATTTTGTAGATAAAATTGTGATTGAAAGCAGGGAGTGTGCAGTCTTTCATTTGAAATGCGGATTGCAGTTAAAGGAAAGGTTAGTGAGATAAATGAGATGTACACCATATGGATATGACATTGTTGATGGAAAAGCTGTAATCAATGAAGAAACGGCTGCTCAAGTAAGGGCATTGTTTAGACATTACCTAGATGGCAAGGCACTTACAAAGGCAGCAGAACTCGCTGGAATGAAACTATACCACGGCAGTGCTGGAAGAATGCTTAGAAATAAGCACTACCTGGGTGATGACTATTATCCGCAGATTATTGATAAGGAAACCTTTGATAAGGCAGAGAAACTCAGACAGGAGAAAGCTATAGGACTTGGAAGAACCAAGGAATTAAAGACATCGGAAGAGAAAATACCTGTCAAGGCGTTTACCTTCAGACCTGCTGAAACAAAATATTCTGATTCATTTAGACAAGCAGAGTATGTATATGGATTGATTGAAAGTGAGGAACATACGAATGGAAACAACTAGAACAGTCACCATGATTCCTGCAAGGAGGCGGGTAGGAAATACGGTGCGAGAAGAGGAAAGACCAAAGCTTAGAGTAGCAGCGTACTGTCGTGTTTCCACAGACAGTGATGAGCAGGCAACAAGCTATGAAACACAGGTAGAACACTACACCAGTTATATTAAGAAGAATCCGGAATGGGAGTTTGCCGGAATATTTTCTGATGACGGTATCAGTGGTACCTACACCAAGAAACGAGAAGGCTTTAATAAAATGATTGATGAGTGCATGGATGGAAAAATCGATATGATCATCACAAAATCTATCAGCCGATTTGCAAGAAACACGTTGGATTGTCTGAAATTCATAAGACAGCTAAAAGAAAAGAATATTCCCGTGTTCTTTGAAAAAGAAAATATCAATACGATGGATGCCAAGGGAGAAGTTCTTCTTACAATTATGGCTTCCCTGGCACAGCAGGAGAGTCAGAGTTTATCACAGAATGTAAAGTTGGGACTGCAGTATCGATACCAGAACGGGCAGATGAGCATCAACCACAATCGTTTCCTTGGATTTACCAAAGACGAAGATGGACATCTGATTGTAGAACCAACCGAGGCAGAAGTGGTCAAACGTATTTACAGAGAGTACCTGGAAGGTGCGAGCCTTCAGCAGATTGGAAAAGGACTGGAAGCTGACGGTATCCTAACAGGTGCAGGCAAGAAAAAGTGGAGACCGGAAACCCTACACAAGATTCTTAAAAATGAGAAGTACATTGGAGATGCCCTTCTGCAGAAAACTTATACGGTGGATTTTCTGAATAAAAAGCGAGTAAAGAATAAAG